GTACAGGTTTAAGCCCTTGGCGGCTTCGCTGATGGCTTCTTTGGCGGTTTTTCCGGCGCTGCCCAAGGCGGCCAACAGGGCCAGGCCTGCGGCGTCGGATTTCAGTGACTCGCCAAAGCCTTGGCGCTGGTTGTAGGTGGCGCCGGTATTTTTGGTGCGGCTGACCAGATTTTCTTGCCAGCGGGCAAGGTCTTCGCGGGCTTTGATGGCGTCTTCTTTCATGGCATCGCCCACTGCCGTCCAGGCGGCGCGGCCTTTGGCACTAAACACGCCACCGCCCTCACCCAAAGCATTGATCTGAGCAAAGATGCCGCCAATTTCGCGGCCCACACCCTTGAATACAAAAATTACATCGCTGGCGATGAGCACAGCAGCCTCAAACGCGGTATTGATCGTCTGCCCAAAGGTGCTGGCCAGGGTGTTGCCGCTTTTGTCAGCATCTGCCATGGCCGCACTGACATAGGCCAGCGAGGGCAGCATTTCGTTTAAAAACACCAGGCCCGACACTTTGGATTGCAGGGTGAGGGTAGCCAGGCTGTCATTGAAGGCATCGGCCAGCGGTGCCATGATGGCCATTTGCTCGGCATAGGCGGCGCTTTTTTCGGCGGCGGTTTTTAAGCCCTCGCTGCCCAGGTTAAGCATGGGGATCAGGTCCATGCCCGATTTGCCAAACAGTTTGACGGCCAGGGTGGTTTTGTCCATGCCATCGGGCATGCCCGCAAACACGTCGGCCAGCTGCTGCATGGCACCATCGGCGGTGGTGGCATCAATGCCCGATTTTTTGAGTGCTGCGCCGTGCTCTTGCAGGTTGCCCGCAATGCCTTTGATGCCTTTGGCCAGGGCCTCCATGGTGGTGCCGGATTGGGCAGCGGCCAACTCGTACTTGGCCAGGTCTTTGACACTGATGCCCACGCGCTGGCTCAGGTCGTTCATGGCGTCAGCGGCGTCCAGCGTGGCGCGGCCCCAGGCCACCAGTGCGGTCACGCTCAGGGCGGCGGCCAAGCCGCCAAGGGCAGACTGGGCCAGGCTGCCAGCGGCGGTCAGGTTGCCCATACCAGCACGCACGCGGTCAAATTCACTGACCACGGCACTGGCACCGTCTACGGCGAGTTTGAGTTTGACTTCATTGGCCATTGATTGCCTTATTTGGTTTGCTCACGCTGTTTGGCCCATTCCTTGAGGCTGGCGGTTTCCATGGCTTGCAGGCAGCGGTAGGTGGCAGCAAAGTCGCGCGGGCGGATGCGCTCCACATCGCGCAGGTAGGCGCACAGGTCTGCGGTGGCCAGGCCTTCGCGGCCCTGCATGCCGACACGCCAATGGGTTTGGATACGCAGCCACAAGCCCCAGGCAGGCAGGCACTCGGGCCACAGGTAAAACACTTTTTCGTCGGGCCGCACGGGCTGCGTGGCGTCTGCCTGCAGGCCCCAGGCCGCCAAGGCGGTGGTGATGGGCTGGGTGGTGTCGTCGTCATCATCATCTTGTGTGGTGTCGAGTTGGCCGCTGGCCCAATACGCAGCCGCCTGCGCTAGTTTTTTTCTTTGCCTGCGGTGTGCTTTTGGTAGGCGGCCCACACCACGCCCAGCACGCCTGGCTGTTTGAGCATGAAGTCAAAGGCCTCGCGGCTGTAGGCGGCAGGCTCGCCGTTGTCTTGCAGCACCAGGCGCTGGCCTTGCCAGTCGGTCACGTTGTCCAGCAAAAAGTCTTTCACCGACAACTCGGGGGTTTCCTCGATTTGCTCTTGGGTCTTGCGGGCGGCGGTGAGCTGGAACACAAACGGCTTGTCGATCAAGCCGTCACGCATGGTGAGCTTGACCTGAAACATGACGATGGCGGCAATGGCTAATTTGAAACTCATGGTATCTTTTGTTTGTTGTGTTTTTGATAGCACCCTGCGCACGTGGCGCAAGGGCTGTTGGCTTAAATGGCTTTAAAAAGCCTTAGAAGCTGGTAACAATGCGCACTTCGTCGTTGCCAGTGGCGCTGGGCAGGCACTTGAGGTCAAGCGAGATCAGGCGTTTGCCATTGGCCTCGGCCTTTTGCACGTTGATGATTTGCACGCTTGGCAGCCAGATCAAGACCTTTTGGTTGGCTAAGGTGCCGTGGCTCAGGCCCACGCTTTGCAGGGTGCCCGCTTCGGCCTGGCCAATGAAGGCGGCTTCTTGAGCGGCGGTCACGTCCAGGGTGACTTTGGCGGTGGCGGTGCGCTGGGTCAGGTCTACGGTTTCACCACCCAGCAGGGCGTTGAAGTCCACCTTGTTGCCCAGGTCTACCTCGATGCCCTGGCTTGGGTACGGTGTACCGGCGGCAATAAGGGGCGCGGTGGCGGTGGCGTGGGTACCGCCAAAGGTGAGGTCAAGGGTGTTGGCCTCACTGATGAGCTGCGGGGTTTTCCAGGCGGTGAGCGTAGTGCTGGGGTTGGCCGCCACAGTGGGGGTGCTGTACAGGCCGGTGAATTTGACGCTGATGACCGGGCGGTTGTTGATGCCCAGCTTGAACACAGGGGCACCACGGGCGCCAGTGGCTTTGTGCAGCAGGCCGTCGTCGTACCAGTAGATGGTGGCGCTGCCAAAGGCGCTGCTGACCGGGGTGTAGTCGGCTCGGGTCACCGCTGTGAGGGTTTCGGCCATGGCGCAGGCCAGCAGGGTTTTACCCCAGGCGGGAGCCACAGCAACGGTGCCAGCACCCGATAGCTCAAGGTCAAAACTCAGGTCCATATACTTGGCACCAATCAGGCTCTCAGAAGCTCCCAGGTAGGAGCGGATCAGGTCACGGTCTACCGTGGTGACGTTGAAGGGGTTGATGCTCAGGTTGCTGACCAGCAGCGCGTCTGCCGCACCGGTGGGCGTGGGGTCGGTGCCGTAGGTGGATTCAGACTTGAGCAGGATGACGGTGTTGCGGATGAGACGGTTTGCCATGATGGGGGTTTACTCTTGGATGGTGGAAGGGATAACGAGGGTGAGCACACCGGTGGCGGGGTCGCGGGTGTAGCACCCACCGGCGGCGGGGGTTGCTTCTGGCTCTGGCATCACAACAGCGGTGGCAGACTGCATGAAGGGTGCAATCAGTGGTGCAATCGCGTCGCTGTAAGGGGTTTGGCTTGAGGTATCAGGCATGGTGGTGGAGGTGTTGGTTACTTGGCGGGTCAGGCCCAGGGGGCCAGGGTGCCGGTGGTGGTGCGGTGCTGTACCTGCACACGGATCAGGGCGCACACCACGGGGGTGTCGGCGTTGTCGTATTGCCAGTCGATGGCGGGTGACACGGTGATGGACGACACGCCAAGCTGGCTATCAGGGTCAAGCGTGCTTAAACGCGCCCAGGTGTCAGACAACAAGGCGTCTACGGCCAGCGCGGGGTCAGTGCCGGTTTGGGCACGGGCGTAACACTCCACCACATAGCTGGTTACCCAGTCCAATGCGCCCAGGGTCTCAGAGCTACCGGCGCTTTGGTCCAGGCGCACTACCAGGGCAGTGGATTGGTTGGCACCGATGGGGCGCAGGTGGTTGGGGTGGATGCGCCCGTCTGCCAGCGCGGGAGCCACACTGAGTGCGCCCATCAAGGCGGTCTGGATCGCCACAAAGGCGGTGGCGCTCATGCGGACACCTCCATGAGCAGGCGACTGATGCCGGTTCCATCGGGCTCGTGGGCCACAATTTTGTAATTGCTGCCGTTGAGGGTCACCAACAGGTCCAGCGGATCAAAGGGTTCTTGGAAATACCGGAACCAGTCGATCACACGCGGGGGGATGTCGGAGGTGGCTACCGTCCAGGTGGGCTGGGTGCCCGCCATGCCGGACAAGCCGACGTTGCCCAAGGCGTAGCCGTTGTCGAAGATGCCCGAGACGGCAACGCCTGCCAAAGTGGCCTCAGAATTTGACAGGTGCGCAAATACCGCCGTGTTCAGGCGGGATTCAAGCGCTGCAAATTTAGCGGCCATGGCGAGTTATTGCGTCCGGTGGTTACGCGGCAACAGCGGTCGTAGCACCCAGCTTGATCACCACCGTGCTTGACGGGTTGGCTGCGGCCTCAATGGCAACACCTACACACTGCTGTGATGTGGTGGTTTTGTTGACCACTTTGTTGGTGGCATCCCAAAACACGCGGTCACCCACAGCGATGGCCAGTGCACTGGTCTTGCCAATGGTCACCACACCTTCGGTCAAAAATTCACCGGCTACGCCGCTTGCAACGTCATTGATAGCGACACCAAACAGACTTACTCCAAAAAGGTAACCCACGCCGGATGCCACGTCTGCACCGGGGGCCAGGGTGAGGACTTCGCCCTCTTGCTTGTATGTTTTCATGGATTTGTTTCCTAAAAAATGGGGGGTGGTTGCATGGCGCGTTACCGCTGGGGTAACGCGCCCTGGTGGCCTTGTTAGGCTGTGGCTTTCAGCAGGCCACGGTGGTCAACGGCTTTGGCAGCAAAGTCGAGGCGGCATTTGTAAGACACGCCATCGGTCTCAAAACCGACTTCGGACTCAATGACCGGGCCTTCTGCACCGTCGAGGTAGCAGTACTCAACCGTATCAACCTGGCTGTTGGATGCGGCCAGGTACCAGCTGGTGGCGCTGTTGGCATCAAGCACGGGCTCAACGATGGGCTGCACTGCGGTGCGGCCGCCAGCGCGGAATTCGTTGATGGCTTCCGTGGTGGCGGGCACGTAGTTGGCGCTGGTGAGGTTGTAGGCGGTTTGCTCCAGGGCGGCGGGCACAATCAGGTAGCTCGGTGCCAGGTTCAACTCTTCGGACTGCAAGCCCTTTTGTAAGCGCATAGCGGTGCGGCCAGCACCCAGCGTGGCAATGGCCAGGGCGCTGGAGGTGATCAGGTTGCTGTGGCCTGCGGCAAACAAAGCGGTTCCGTCTGCCAGGTTGGCATTGGCCGTGAGCTGGGCGTAAACCGTGCGGTTTTCCAGGCGGCGAGCGGCAAAGCCAAACGCGGTCACCATGCGCTCGAAGGCGCGGAGGTCATCGTTGACAATGGCTTGACGTGTCAGTGACACGATGCGTCCGTAAGTCAACATGGCGTAGGTTTCGCCGCCGTCGGTCATTGCACCATATTTGAATTCGCCTGCCTCGTTGGTTTGCAACAAGTCAGGGGCACCGGCCAGCTGCACCACGCTCATGTTTTTGAAGTCTGGCGCATTGGGTGCGCGGCGTGCCCACATGGCGTAGGTGCCAGCGTTTTCGTCATAAGCGGCGCGAAGGCGCTTATTGGCCACGTTGGCAAAGAGGCTGGAAAAGTCTGATGTGCCCATGGGGCCACCGGCGCGGAAATTCAGCATGCGGCTGGCCAGCGTCATGCGGTCCAGGCCACGGGTGTTTTGGCCGTGGGCCTCAAGGAAGTCCCGGCCCATTTCGATCAGGCTCAAACCACGGTATTGCTTGCCGTTGTCGTCGAGCTTGGTACCAGAGGCTACACGGTGCAGGATAGCTTGCTCAATGCCAGCCATGCGCACGGTCATCTCGTCTTGCACGGTTTCAATGCGGCTGACGTTGCGGTGGCCACCAGATGCAGAGTCACGGCGGGCCAGCTCGGCCAGTACAGCCAGGCCTGCGGCATCCACAGTGCTGCCAGAGCGAATCAGGCCACTGGCCAGCGTGGGCACGCCGTGGCGGGCGCACAGGTCGGCAATGTCGGCTGCGCGGGTGTCTGCGACGGCGGGGGCGGGTGCTGCGGATGCGGCGGGTTGCGGCGTTGCGGATGCGCCGCCGGTTTCGATGCTGTTGGGCATGGTGGTTTCCTTGGGGGGTTGGGCGGCTGCCCGGGTTGCTTTGGCGGGTGCCTGGGCGGTGAGGGGCGCGGCGCTGGCTTGGCCTGCGCTGCGGGTTTCGATGAATTCGCACGCGAAGGTGCGCAAGTTGCTGTCGGGTGCGTCTGGCGTGTCGCCTGCGCTGCGGATCTGGCTGTCCATGTCGGCAGGGATGGGCACCAGGGACACTTCCATGGGTTCCCAGTCGGTGACGCGGTAGACCCATGGGCCACCGTCAAGCGCGGGGGGCACCATTTCCATGCGGTGGCGGGCGTAGCCCACCGACACGTTGCGGATGATTTTGTCTGCCACGTCTTGCACATACCCAGCCACATCGTCGCGGCGGCTGAATGTGGCGGTGCAGGTGCCAAGGCCGTTTGCGATGATTGGGTTTTCGACAACGCCAAGAATCTGGTTCAGGTCGTAATTGCCGTGTGTGTTCAGCAGCGGGGCACCACGGGTTAGGCGCTCAAGGCGAATGGCACCGGGTTCAACCACTAGTTCTTCCATGTAAACGCGGTCACGCTGCCAGTCGTAGCGGCGGACCTGTGCACCAGAAGTGAACACAATTTCAGCAGTGGCCAAAGGCGCGGTGGTGTCGGTGGCGGCGGCGCGGGTCAGGTTGCGCACTTCCATCGAACGCCCAGCAATGGGCAGCATGGCGGACTTGGCCGGGGAAGTTTGTGTGGTATTGGTTTGCGGCATGGCCCGGACTTTGCCGGGTTGCCTGTCTCATTTTCAGGAAAACTGAGACGATTTAAACGACTGCTGGTTTTGCGGGTGTTTGCGGGGCTTGGTTGGTTTGCAGTTGCAGCATGATGGCCAGGGTGCCGTCTTCGGTCAGGCGGTCAAAATCGGACTTGAGTTCTGCAAATACCAGCTCTGGCTTGTAACCCCGTTTACGCAGTTTTTCACTGATGGTGGTCAGGCCACCGCTGATTTCGGCCAGATCCGCTTTGACATCCTGCTCGGGGTTGACGTAATCCCATTTCGGGGTGGCCCAGTCAACCGCAGCTTCACCGTGGCGCATCTTGCCTGCCATGGTGGCGGCTTGCACAAAGGCATCCCACACGGGCTGGCACAGGCGGGGCACCAGGGTGAGCCATTGCATTTGCTCGGCGTTGCGCCGGAACTCCAGCATGCTGACGCGGGCGCTTGAGAAGTTGACCTCACGCACATCGCCGGTCATCATTTCGTAGGTCACGCCCATGCCTGCGGCGATCAGGTGCAGCTGGTGCTTGACGTAATCGGTGTAGCCGGCCATGGCTTTTGGCTCCACCACAGTCAGGTTCACGCCGCTTGGCACCTGGGTGATGCCACCACTGGCCAGCAGGCCCAGCTCGCCGGTCTGGCGCACGGTGGTTTGCGACTCTGATTCGGTCATGCTCATGGCTGTCACGTCACCGCTGGCCAGCACACTGAGGCGGGTTTCCAAATTTTTGCGCTGCAGTTCTGCGTCTTCGTAAAGCTGCAAGTCTCGCACGCGGCTGATTACCGGGGCCAAACGGGTAAACCCCCGGCCTTGGCCTGGGCGCTGGCTGGCAAACAGGTGGATGATGCGGTCAGCAGGCACCGGGTAGCTGGCCGACTTGCCACGCCTGCCGGGCATCAACTCGCCCGGGTGTTGGTCCCAAATCCAGTAGGCGGTGATCTTGCCCAGCGGGTCGTACTCAATGCCGTTCATGATGGCGTTGGCCCCGTTGGTGCCCATGCGGGCGCTGTCAAGCCAGTCAATTTCAAGCACTTGCAGTTGCAGTGGCACGGGCAGGCCGTCTTCTGGGCGGCGGGCACGCAGGCGAATCAAGCACTCGCCATCTTGCTCCATAGCGCGGTAAGCCATGGCCTGCAGGCCATAAAAGTCGCTGTGGCCGTCAGCGTCGGCCACGCGGGTCCAGGCGGCCCACAGGTCGTCTACTTTGGCAGCGTTGGGGGCCAGGCTGCGCGGGGTGATGCCGCAGCCAATGGTATTGGCCACCAGGGATTCAATGGCGCGTGACACGTAGGGCACGTTTTGCACCAGGCTGCGTGCGCGGGTGCGCAGGGTGGCACCGTCGGCCAGGTGGTCGGTGTTGGCGCTGGCCCCGGCGCGTTTGGGCCGCCAGCCGTCTTTAAGGCTTGCGCCCTCGTAGGCACGGGTGAGCATGTCACGGGCACGCAGTCGGCGCAGGCCTGCGTCGGGGCTCACAAAGCCGACAAACTTGTCGATCAGGGTGCTGGCAAGGTTGGCCATTTAATACCCCCTGGCGGTGGCAAAGCGCACCTGGTAGCTGCCACGGCGCACGCCGCTGGTGCTGACGATGGCGTTGTTGGCCAGCTCGGTGGCAATGTCGTCACGGGCTTTGCGCAAATCATCCACGCCGCGGTAAACCACTTTGCGCCCCGCTATCTCTACGGATTGTTCGCCGCTGGCGATAGCGGCTTTGATTTTGTCAAGGTCAGTTTGGGTGTGGGCCATGGTGGTGTGCTGTTTTGTTGCCGTGTGGTGGCGGCACGGTACATGGCGGGTGTCTCATTTTTAGGAAAAATGAGACGGTTTAGGTTTTGGTGCCGGGTTGTTTGAGCACCCGGTACACGGTGGCGCGGCTGATGTGCAGGTGTCGGGCGATTTCGGTGGCGTTGCGGCCATTGAACAGGGTCAGCACTTTGGCTACAGTTTGCTGGCGGGCGGTGGCCGGTCGGCTAGCGATGTAGCATTCTTCGCCCTTGAATTCGGCGCGCACTGCGTCTTTGTGCTTTTGCATGCTGGGTGCAATGTCGGGAAGCTGGGCGGCGATGTAGTCAAAGATGCGGTCCACCAGGTCGGGCTCGGCGGGGGTGGTGGGCTTGGGGGTTGGACGGGAAGTTTGGGCTTGGGTCATGGGCGAGTTGGGTAGTATTGGGTTACCAGTCACGGACAAATGGATGGGCGGCTTGGGATGGTCGGGCGGTGATGAAGGGTTGTGGTTCTGGCCGGGTTTTGATCACCGGGGCGGTGGCGGGTGTTGCGCTATCTTGTTTATAGCTGTCCGCGCTTACTGGCTGTGCACTAGATGCCGATTTGGCTTGTAAATCTTGCCCCTGCGCATCATCCACCTCAAGCGGCGCGGCCTCAGACGCAAACAGGTTGATCTGATTGGGATTAAGCGCGGCGGCCAGTTTGTCCCAATGGGTATCGTTGAGCTTGTGCAGGCCCAGGTATTGGGCGGCGGCGGTGTTGTAAACCATCAGGTCAAGCACCTCATTGCGGTCGGCCTGCTTTTTCTCCCAGCGGTTGACGCGGTGGCCGTGCCGCCACATGGTCACGCGGTATTCGGCGGTGATCTGCTTGTAAAACTCTTCGCTCAGCTGGTGGCTAAAGTGGATCTGGCCCACGCCAGACTTCACCCTCCAGCGGTTGGCCAGGTAGTCTTTGGCGGTGTCGGTGCCAACAAACCAAAGCTCTGCGCCATAGGGCTCCACCCGGCCATTCCAGCGCACCTCGACCTTGCTGGGTTTACTGCTCAGAATCGGGCGGCCCGGCTTGCTGGCCCCTTTGATCGAGTAGATGTGGCGGTGGCGCTTGGTGCGGGTGTAGTTGTAGACCTCCTGGGTGGCGTTGCCTCCCGAGTCCACAAACGCGGCATTGATGCCCAGCGTCTGGCCGTAGGCGTGCGGGTACCGGGTTTGCAGCAGTGCGTCAAGCCGTGCCCAGGTTTGCAAGTCTGCCGGGTCACCACGAATGATTTGATAGTCAATCACCCAGGCTTCCATGCCCCGGCCCCAGCCCACCAGCAGCAGCTCAAGGCGGTCGGCCTGCGTGTCAACGGATGCGGTCAGGCGAAGCACACCGGGTGGGCAGGTACCCAGGCGGTAGGGTTCAGCCCGGGCCATCAGTTCGTCGGCTTTTGTCTGCTCTTTTTGGCGCTCCCAACTCTTGGCCAGGCGCGTGTTGTAGAACGCGATCATGGCCTCTTCGCTGCCTTCGTCCAGCTTGGTCTTGGCCTTTTTGTATTCGCGCATCAGGGCCACCCAGGGCAACCAGCCGTAGGGCAAAAACATGCCGCTGATGGTGAAGGATTCGGTTTCACCGTCGCCACTGCCCACGCCATCAGACCATGCGCCACGGGCAAACATGCGGGGCTTGTCGCTCTCGGTGTGGATGCCGCCGCAGTGCATGCATGGGTACAGTGCGCCCTGCCCGTCTTCGGTCATGATCAGGCGGTCAAAGTCCAGCGTTTGAGGCTCACCACAGTGCAGGCAGTCTGCCAAGGCCTGGCGCTGGGTGCCGCACAGGTAGAGGCGTTCCACAATGGATTCATCCTTGATGGTCGGGCTGCTGGGAAAGTAGCTTTTGCGGTTGCGCTCAAACGTGGTCTGGCGGGCCTCGGCCAGTGCCACCGGGTCACCTTCGCCATTGACATTCAACTCAGCCCGGTCAACTTCGTCAAACAGCACGCGCCGGGCTGGCACTTCAGACAAGTTGGCAGCAGCCCCAGCGGTGACGATGAACAGGCTGCCGCCAATGTATTCCTTGGTTTCCAGCGTGTTGACAGAATCCCGGCTGCGGGGTGCCGCCACACGCTCGGCCACCT